CCTGTAGACTGATTCCATCAACCGAAACGACCATGACCAAACAGATCGACCTCGCCGCCATCATGGCAACCTACACTCAACAGTACAACGCCATGATGGCACGGTCTGCCGCCAACGTCGCTGCCCATCGTGAGGGGCGCCCTGCCCCCTTCCCTGCCCCTGAGTGCCAGTCCACAACCTGGCACATCAGCGACCGCCACTGAGCGGGGTTGCCTGTAGACTGATTCCATCAACACAACACACAACGACATGACCGCTATCCTCACTGCCTGCGACCTCGCTGTTCAGAACATGATGCACATGCTCAAGATGGAGATCGAAACCGACCTGCAATCCTTCCTGCTTCAAACTAACGCTGATCTGAACATGGCGGTCGATTTCGTATGCGATCGTTTCGATCTTGACTGCACTGATGAACTCATCGATATCGTCGCTGATGTAGTCGAAGCACACTACGGTTGCTGATACTGGGGGGCGACCCCCATTCTCTATACTAACCCCCATGACAGACAAGCAACTCCAGAAGATCGCAAAGATCAACGGTTGGATTAAACAACGCAACGGGGCAAAGCATCAACTATGGGAGCATCCTAGCGGCAAGATTATTACATTGCCGTATCGCCCTAAGCAACACACAGCGGTGCTGCTAAGTAAGAAACTAGCAGCGGTCAGTTAGTGACACTGGGGACAGTTAATTTGTCCCCCTTTGTTATACCTAGGCGGCCCGAGCGAAAAGTTTGGGTCCTTCCTAACCTACAAAAGTATCCCAGCGACCGATAAATATTATTGAAAACGGTTTTTCGAAAACCTCGGAAACAAAAAAATTTCCCCCAGAAAAAATCATGGAAAAACCCGACTTTAAAAATTTCGAAGAAATTCTGAATAACTTTGACGCCTTCTGTGACGAGTTTGAATCACGCGCTGCAGCGGCATTTATGAGAGGAGATCAAAACGATGGAAGAGTTACAGCAGCAGCAGCAGCAGAATCTCGAGAAAGCACTCCTAGTGCTGTCCGAGAGATTGCAGAGCCTGGACCAACGGATATCGCAGTTAGAGCGACCCACGTTGATGTATCGCCGCCCATCGGGTAGGGATTATGAAAGTCTCTCAGATACATTAGATTACCTTCATAATAATATTGAAGGGATTAAGCAAGATTTAGTAAAAGTCGCAAAAGCAGTTTAATGCCAAATATCGTAGGACCAGAGACAGTTGACATTCCAAGTACAGAGGGAAATTGTATATACCCTGCTGCGCCACTTGGAGGAGCGCCCTTTGTTTCTCCTAATGTATTTTTTGAGGGACAACCAGTAGAATTCTACAATTCTCTCAATTTACCAGCTCCTGTAGAAGGTATTAAGATTAATCCATTAATTCCTCTGCCATGTCAACCAGGACAACGAAGAATTGAACCAATTATTAACAATAATGTGTTAATCAATGGTCAACTCTTCGCAGTTACTGGTGACGAGGCAGAATTATTGATTAGTGGAGTAACACCTAGGACCTTGACAGGACCGTTCAGTTATCCTACAATACAGATTGGAGTTCAAAACATCACGAGTTAAATTTATGGCAAAGTCAAAAGTTGGTTTGGTAAAGACTGGTTATACCGAAGGTGCGCCGAAGAAGACCCGTCAAGGTCGTTCGAAGAACACTCATCTGGGTGCGAGTTCTCGCAATGGTGCTAAGAAGCGTTATAGAGGCCAAGGCAAAGGATGAAAAACTTATTGTTCATCTCACAAGATAGAGAGATGGCACTGATTCAGGAGATGGCATACAAGATCAAGATGTCAGATTGGGATATTAACCCCAGTAAGACATGTTTTTTGTGTGTTTCTCCTGATTACTCAGGAATTGTAACTCAGCATCTCTCGCACTCATTGTCAATGGGTCGGGAGATTTTTCATATTGAAGCAGTGAATGTGCCATTTCCTGATGAATCCCCCTATCACTATCGTATAGATTTTTCAGTGAATTACGCCGAGTGGGCAGAACGCTGGGATAACTTTGTATTATGTGAGGCAGGTGTAATACGTGGAGGTAATTACACATGGATTACGCGTATTATAAAGGACCTTTCACCGAAGCCATATTATACTCTTGCGCTTTGTGAAAATGTAAATAGTAAGTATAAGAGTGATATGGTTTCATTGTATTATGATCATGATGTTGAAGATTTACATTTTTGGTGGGAGAGACCCAATAATCACTGGACCTAAGCGCCGAATCTATTAAACTCATAAGGGATAGCAACCCCGTAAAAAGTTCTAATCAAACTTTAGCGGAGAAAACTAATGGGATTATTTCCAGTAGATAAAGGTAATAAGTTTCTTGAAGAAGGTATGACATTGATCACTGAAACAGACAGTGATAGACTTCTAGACGCCGCAGCAAAGCGTCGTAGAGCAAAGAACAGAGACGAACTATACCCAATGCCAGAAGACCGCATGGAGCGCCATTGTGGGGGTGCTGGTGGGTTTGATGATTTCGTTGAACGTTGGCACCAGTGAATAAATAATAGCAGCCTATTGCTGTGTCTAAATGCCAACCTTTCAGACATTCAAAGATTTGAGTGTTACTTTTAAGAAGCATCCTGTTTCCGACGATTTGGTAACAGTAAAAGATAAGGCAGCTATTGTACAAGCAATTACTGCCTTGCTTCTTACTAAGAGAGGAGAGAGACCTTTTCAACCTCAGTTAGGTTGTGGTATACAAAATGTCTTATTTGAACCTCTAGATTATGGTAGTGCTGGTGTTATAAGATCAGAAATCAAAGATGTTCTTGCTAGATATGAACCAAGAATTTTAGTTGATTCTGTTCGTTGTGTGCCAGATGAAATGAATAATGGTTATGATGTTGAAGTAAGTTATACAATTATTGGCAGAGAAGACACACCGATAGCAGTAGAATTCTTTCTAGAGCGTACTCGATAATGCCTTACACTCAAGTTGCCAATTTAGACTTTGAAGATATCAAAGTTGCTCTGAAGGATTATCTCAGAGCAAATTCAGATTTTACTGATTACGATTTTGAGGGATCGGCATTATCCACTCTAATTGATACACTCGCCTATAACACCTATTATACGGCGTTTAACACCAATATGGTAGTCAATGAACTATTCATTGATTCTGCCACCTTGAGGGACAATGTAGTAGCGATTGCGAAGCAATTAGGATACAGACCCAAGAGTGCTACGTCACCAACCGCATATATTTCATTTACAGTTACTTATACCAATCCAACTGCTGATACAGAGCTTCTTTTAAAGAAGGGCACTGGATTTATTGCGTCATATGACAACACAATATATCAATACGTTGTTTTAGATGATGTAAAGGCGCAAGTATCAAATAGTGTAGCAACTTTTACTGATGTGCCAATTAGAGAGGGTACTCAGTTAGTTAATACATTTACTGTTAACACATCACTTAAGAATCAAAGATTTATCTTAGACAATAGAAATATTGATACCAATACTATTAGAGTTAAGGTATATCCCTCTGGTGGATCATTTAGTGAACCATATCTAGTAGCAGATAATATTCTAGGTATTGATGGCAACTCCAAAGTATTTTTCTTGGATGAAATTGAAGATGAAAGATACGAAATTCTCATGGGAGATGGAGTACTTGGCAGAAAACTTGAGAATGGTTCTAGAGTTGAAATTTCGTACTTAACTACATCTGGTCCAGCATCAAATGGTGTTAGAGCATTTGTATTCTCTGGTGTACTAGAAAATCCATCTGGTGTTTCACCAAGTTCTTTTGATGTAGCGATTACATCCACTGTAGCAGCATCTGGTGGAGAAGATATTGAAACTACATCCAGAATCAAGTACAACGCACCCAAATCATATGGCACACAGGACCGTGCTGTGACCGCCCAGGACTACGCCGCGCTCGTTCGTAGGGTATATCCATCTATCAGTGATATTATCATCTTTGGAGGCGAAGATCAGGATCCTCCACAGTATGGTAAAGTTTTCATTGTACTGAAACCAAATGATGCTTCGTACCTAACTTCACTTACAAAGAATCGGATTATTGAAGATTTGAAAAAGTATGTTGTAGCTTCAGTACAACCAGTCATTGTTGACCCATCTATTCTTTATATTGAGTTGGACAGCAAGATTTTCTATAGTGGTTCTTCTACAGATCAAACACCAGCACAAATTAGAGATAAAGTGATTGGTTCTGTACAGAATTATCTCGATACTTCAGATACAGAAAAGTTCAATGGCAAGTTCAGATACAGTAAAGCAATTGGCGTAATTGATGATGCTGATCATAGTATCAATTCAAACTTAACAAAAGTAATGATGAGGAAAGATTTTTATCCTCAGTTGAATTCAACTTTCTATTATGAGATTTGTTTTCAAAATCAATTTGATATAGATTGTGATGGTCCAGTACTCTCCAGTACTGGATTTAGAGTCACAGAATATCCAAATCATGATGTATACATTGAAGACAGGTCTGGCAAAATTGTCCTATATAGACTAGATGCTTTAACTGGCGAAAAAGTCGTGCTGGACAAGGAAGTTGGCGATATTGATTATGCTAAAGGCGAATTAAGAATATACAACTTAACTATAATTAAAGGCAGTTTCTTTGATAATCGTATTTCAGTTAGAGTAAGACCACTATCAAATGATGTTAAGGCACTCCGCGAGGTTTATCTTGACGTTGACGTGGCAAATTCAACCTTCATCGCATACAAAGAGTAATTAAATGGCTGCTAAGACCAAAAGAATTTCTACTCTTATTGAGTCTCAACTTCCTGAATTCATATCCACTGAATACGAACTTTTTGGAAAGTTTGTTCAGAAGTATTATGAAGCTCAGGAATTTCAAGGTGGTCCGTTGGATATTATTACCAATATCCAAAAGTATGCCGATATAGATTTCTATGAGCAGAACCTGCTTAAGCAAAATGATATCTTAGCAGTTTCAATTTCTGATACAGACACAACCATTGTATTAGAAGATGCTTCATCTTTTCCAGAAAAGAATGGATATGTCAGAATTGATGATGAAGTAATCTTCTATGCTTCAAGAACAGATACAGATCTCCTGGATTGCTCTAGAGGTATTAGTGGGAACACCACTTTAGGTGATTTGTACTCTGAAAGTGATTTTAAAAGCACGACTGCTACTTCACATGTATCTGGAAAGAAAGTATATAATGTAAGTAATCTATTCTTATATGCTTTTGTTAAGAATTTTGAGAATCAATATCTTGGTTCTTTCCCAGAAAAGTATCTGAAGGGAGAGGTAGATAAGAGAACTCTGATCAAAAATATTCAGAAGTTCTATAAAGCAAAGGGAACCGAGAGCTCCATTAAGTTTATCTTTAACACTATTCTTGCTAAAGATATTAACAACAAACCAAGTGTTTATAACCCAAGAGACTTTACATATAAGTCTTCCGAATCAGATTGGATTAACGTATATGCTCTCAAGGTAAAAGTAATTTCAGGAGATCCTAAAGATCTAATTGGATCTCAGATTGTTCAGACACCAACCGAAGAATATGGATATGCTTCCGCTACTGTTGATAATGTATATCCAGATGGAACATTAGACGGTGAAAAAATCTGGAATATCGTTTTATCTCCAGAAACTGTTAATGGTTCTTTTTCTATTTCAACAAAAACAAGACTAGAAAAAGTACTACCAGATTCTTATACAAAAGGAAAGAGGGTAGATGTATTTTCTACTATTGGATGGGATCCAATTGGTTCGATTTTAATCAATGATGAAACAATTTGGTTTGATGAAAAGAATGTCACTCAGTTTGTCATTTCAAAAAGAGGAACACTTCCAGTAACTCACGCAGTTGGTTCATCTGTCTATAAGCCAGTCACGATTTCTGGTTCATCTGCGACGCTTCTAACTCTTGGTGTTGTTTATAACCTATTACCAGATAATTCACAACCATATTCAGATCCTGGTGATAAAATTCAAGTATCAAACCCTGGATTTGAAACTTCCGACGTAAAGATTGTAAAAACTGGAACAAATCAACCAAGATGGATTTTTAATAGTGGAGCAGCAGTAAACTCTCCAACAAATCCAACTGTACAATCATCACTAGATCAAGTATCAACTAATGTTTCGGCAATTTTTGCTGATGATCAATATTACTACGTTACTAGTTCTAGTTTTCCATCATACAAAATTTTTGATGGATCAACTATTCAAGAAGAAGTACAGGATCAAAAACTTCTTAGAATTATAAGAAAACAAGCAACAAGAACTACAGAAATATATCAAACTCCAAAGAGAGATGTTGGTATACTACTTAATGGTGTTCCAATTTATAGTTTCCGTGATCAGCAAAGTATTCGTTATGGAAAACTAGAGAAAATTGATGTTAACACTCAAGGAAGAGGATACGAGAAACAACCATTTGTCTTAGTTGATGGATTGCCAAACAAGGCAAGAGCAATTCTGTCTGGACAATTTGTTGACAGAATTGTAGTTGACACAACGGATATTTTCCCGCAAACACCAGAAATTAAAATTACTTCTGGTGAAGGAGCTTCCGCGAGAGCGATTGTTACTGGAGGATCTGTAACAAGTCTTGTGATTGACAATCCAGGTAGATTTTACTCTTCACCCCCTTTAGTAGAAATTAGAGACAGAGCTGGAAGAGGAAGATTTGCTAACTACAGATCTATTGTAGATACAGATGGCAGGATTACTGGATTTGAGCAAATTGATGGCGGAAGTTTTTACACACAAGAAAACGTCACAGTAAACATTATTCCTGTTGGTTCTGGTGCTTCTGGCATACCTCAACTAAAAGAATGGAATTATAATCGCTTCACAAAACTTGCCAGTAAGTTAGATGACCAGTATGGTTATGTTTTTCAAAATTACAATAACATACTTGAGTATGGGTATGGTCACGTTGGCAACCCAAAAGCACTGAGAATTTCATTAAATGATAATCTCAACATTGCCGATACAGAGCCAACAATAAAAACACACTCACCTATTTTAGGATTTGCTTATGATGGCAATCCTATTTACGGTCCATTTGCTCACGAAAATCCTCTAGATTCTCAATCTCCTATTGTTAGAATGACATCTAGTTATTCCCTGACTGGATCTAGAGATGGTGGACCAAGCACAACAAGATATTCACTAGGAACTTTTGTGAATGATTATGTCTACAATCACAAGAGTGGATCTTTGGATCAAAACAATGGAAGATTTTGTGTAACTCCAGATTATCCACAGGGAACATACGCTTATTTCTTGACTATTAATTCAAATCAGAATCCTATATTCCCATATTTTGTAGGAGAAAATTTCTATTCTTTACCAGTAGATAGTAACTACAACTCAGATATCAATCAGAATGATATTCCTAAGAAGTCAAAGAGGTACTATCTCTCAGGTATGCCACGAAATGGAGAAGGACTTATTGCTTCCATTTCTGAGGTAAAATCTGGATTTGTTGATGGAGTAACTGTAGAAAGATCATCCAACAATTTCTCCGTCAATTCAAAAATTTATTTTGATAACACAGGAACTGAAGGATCGGATGCCAAAGCAATTATATCATCTGTTAAGGGCAAATCAGTAAATTATTTAGAAAGCAAAGAAGACAAAGTAGTAAAATTAACTACAATTCAAAATGCTTATCTTTTTGCTAACGATACATTAAGACAACCTGCTTCTGGAGCTTCTGGAAAGATTGTTGGAACGGTACAGAATGATAATGTAATTGTTCTCAGACAGGTATCGGGAACATTTAACAATAGTGGCACATTTTCAGCAGATATTAAAACGTTTATTCTATTAATTGATCAGGATAGCTCATATACAAAAGGGGCAATTCTAAGTTTAACTGATGGTATTAATCCCCCAATTGCTACTGGAGAAGTATTAGAAGGAACTAGTGGTCAAAATATCATTAGTATTAAAGTATTAACTGGAACTTGGGTAGTTGATGATAACTATTTCTTACAATCAAATAATCTATTCAACACATCTGGATCTAGAATAATCACACTGACATCATTGAGTGACAATTTAGAACCATTTGATGTCAATCAAAGAGTAGCATTAATAGAAACAGATGGTGAGCATGGTCTTGGTATAGGAGATAAAGTCAATATTGATATTAATCCAGATGATACAACTAAGACTAAAACATATTTCCTAAGAAAAAGATTATATCAAACAGTAAAATTTGCTACTCCAAAGAATTCATCTTCAATTGAGGATACTGGAATTGGTAGATACCAAATATTAAATGGAGGAGCAGATTATACTCCTGGGGTATACAGCAATGTTCCTCTGACTGGTGGTTCTGGAACTGGAGCAACTGCTATAGTTACAGTTTCTTCTACTGGAGTAGTATCATCTGTTCAATTACAAGATAAAGGATCTGGATATAAAAAAGGAGATTATCTTGGAGTTGATGATGAAAGTCTTGTTAGATCTCTTGCTTCATTAAGTACTGCTAGATTTACAATTTATGTTGATCATGTAGGATTTGCTTCTGGATCTTCAAGTTTGAATTTAAAGACATCTATTGGATTTTCTATTGGCGATCTTTTAAAGATCGGAAATGAAATTGTTGAAATTTCTTCTATTAATGACAATACAGTAACTGTCATCAGGGGCATAGAAAATACAGATGATGTTGATCATTTTGATGGACAAAAAGTTGATCTATACAAAGCGGGATATAATTTTACATCCAATTTCCAAATTTCTGCTTCTCAGAATAGTGGATTTATAGAGTCATATAACCAAGAAACTCAGGAAGCTATTATTGTATTCAACTATTCTGCTGAAAAACTCACTGCGGATAAACTGAATATTAGCACAACATTCTTTGATTCTAGTTTACCACAAAGATTGGTTAAAGTAAATGAATCTTCTGGAGTTGATTATAAGTTTGAATTTTCAGAGGATAACACAACGTTTATTCCGAACCCAATTATCAATCTTCAAGAATTTTACACGTATAAGTTTGATACATCACATTCTTCTCTAACTGGAACTTACTTCGATTTAAGTCCAAGTAATGGATATAATCTAAGTACCGTCGAAAAACTAGAATCAACTATTTTACCAGGAAACCCTGGAGCATTTACTAGTGTTAAATTTGGTTTTGGAGCAAGACTAGTTTCAAATAACTACCAAGAAAAAGTTGGAACTAGTTTTAGCAATTTTTATTACTTCGATAAGAATTTGGTGGTAAATTCTGGTGGATCTTACTTTAAGATTATCAGCGATCCTCTACAAGGAACAAAAACACTTAGCTATGTTACTCCAACCAGATTTGTTTATGATTTGACATCAGAACCTCTCTGGGATGGTTCTGGAGACATTTCATACACTACTACTGGTCAGTTTGCGATTGGAGAAGTTAACAGCGTCAGAATGGTTAATCTGGGACTTAATTATAAAAAGGTTCCAGTTATCTTAGGTTGTGACCCAAATGAAAACTATAGAGCAAGTGCTACGGTTTTATTTGACTATACTACAAATATTATAACTGGTATACAGATTGACAATAAAGGATCAAATTATGTAAATCCAAAAATTGTAATCGTTGACGGAGACGGTGATGATGCCAAATTTAATGTTGTTGCTAGAAATGGCGAGATATTCTCCATAACAGTAGACAATCCAGGCAGGGGTTATACTTACGCTCCAACAATTGAAATTGTAGAAGGTGATGTTGAAGCTTATGTTGAAAGTAACACAATAGGTGTTCCATTAAGTGTATCAATCGTCAGAAACGGCGGTGCTTTCCACTTAGATGAAACTGTATCTTCAAAGTATACAACAAATTATACTGTATCTCTTTCAAACTTCACTGGAGATTTCCAGAGAGGAGAGACTGTAACTCAAACTATTAATGGTGTTGAAGTTTTCAGGGCAAAGGTTTCTGGATGGAGATTTGGTTCAAATCTACTAAAATTAGAAGATATACTAGGAACAATTCGTCAGGGAGTTGTACTCAAAGGCGCAATTTCAAGAACAGAAGGTGTTGTAAAGTCTGTATATGTTACAGAATTTAAGAATAATATTACAAGTTTCTACGATAATCTTGGATATTATACTTCCGATAAAGGTAGACTGGGAGTATCAAATCAGAGATTAACAGATAGTTTCTTCTATCAAGATTATTCATACGTTGTAAAATCAAAAACTCCAATTGAGCAGTGGAGAGATTTAATCAAATCTACAACTCATCCAGCTGGATTCAAATTATTTGGTCAGGTAGATGTTGAGTCATCTGGTACAACAAAAATGCCAGATACAACTCCAGATCAAAAGGCAAGCACATTTACAATAGTTCAGCTTTGGGATCCAGAGAAGAACAAGATAACAGTTGAAAATACGAGAAGAACTGTCACACAAATTGTACAGAAAATTGAAAATACCAGAATTAAAAGGGGTATTGGATCTGCAGCAACTTCAGAGTTTAACTTTAATGAAACAAGAGCATTTACATTTACTCTTGCTGCTCCTTTTGATGGTTATTACAATAGTGACGGCAGACTTCAGGGAACTACTATTTTCCAAGTATTAGATGACAAAGGATCTCCATTCACTCCAATTAGTGAAGAGAGTCTTGTGATCACTCTGGATGGTATCCTGCAAGAACCAAAAGTAGCATATACAGTAGAATCTGACAAGATTATTTTCTCCCAACCTCCTCTCGGACCTGGAGCAAAGTTAACTGGCAATAATTCATCAGATGTTACAACTTATAATGGTGTAACATTCTATGGAAAGTGCTTCTACTTTAGAGAAAGTCAGTATAATAACAGATACCTTAGGAAGATAAGAAACATTTTCCAAAGAAATGGAAGATGGATAGATGCATCTAACCAGATAGAAAGAAATTCTCAATTTATTATTGAAGAATCTATTGGATATACTAAAGACAAGTATCCAAATCTTCCATGGAATACGAGATTAGAAGGATATAAAGAACTAGTTAAGTATTTTATAGATGCATACCAACATGATATCAGATTCGGTGGTAATTCCAAAACAGTTGATTATGCGAGTATTTTTAAAACATCAAGAGAATTTGATTTTGCATTAAGAACAAAATCGGAAACTTTAGACATGCTAAAGTATGCTACCAATCTTTCTTCTCTTTCAGTTAGAAATTGGGATGTTGTTGAACTTGGTGTTTTATACTTAATAGGATCGGATAAAATAACAGTATCTGATACGGATAAATTATGTGTTGGTATGTATGTTAGTTCTGGAAGATCATTTCCACCCGAAACTAAAATTATTTCTATTGATAGCAAAACACAAGTAACTGTTTCGAAACAAGCACTTGCTAACTCTGGTGGCGGTGGTGGAGTTCCTGATTCTATCACAGATTTAAGCGGATCAACTGGAGGATCTGATCTTATATTACCAACTAGTATTGGATCTGTATCTCCTGGCAATTTATTCTCTGTTGATCCTGGCGATATTTTACAAGTTTTAAGATCATTCTCATCTTCTGATAGTGCAACGTTCTATCTAAGCGGAATTAACAGTGGTATTTTCTATGATGCATCTAACTTAATTCTTAAAAACAAAGCATATTTACAGGAAGAGATTAGTGAATATATCTACGATACATATACTCTACCTTCAACCGATAAAGATAAATGTGCTAGAGATCTCGGTTATCTGATTGATGCCGTGGTTTATCACCTAAGGTTTGGTGGAAATAGAAAAGTTGTTGAGTTTGCACAACTATATTATACAAACGTTGGTTATCCTTACGGTGAAGAACTAACATACATTAATAGAACACAGGAAGAAACAACCGCTGCTACTGATGCATGGTCTAAGTTAAAAGAAAAAATGATTCTCGCTATGAGAAATCAACTTGGAGCTGGAACATATACTTCAATTGCACCATTTATTGATAATACAATATCTTTGGATATCGAATCTCCTGTGTGTGCAGAAGTAGGATCAGCGATTGCTGGATTGATATCTATTGTTGAAGATATTATTTCCAAAGGAACTGGCGTAGTTGAAATAACTGAGATAAATTCTAATAAATCTGGATTCTGGACAAACACTTTAACGTATTCGAATTACAATTTGATCCCAGATCCACTATTACTAGATCAAGAATGCGATGATGTAACATCATCTGTAACTTCTCTCTATGAAAATATTAATGATGTTGTAAACTCTATTTCTGTTATAAGAACAACTCCAGATTATATTGATGGAGAAACTAAAGTATTTGAGATGTATTGGGAAAATGGAGATCCCGTGATAACGGAAGAAGATGAAGATTTATTCCTTACAATTAATGCTGTATTACAAAAACCAAAGTATAACGAATTTTACCCAGGTGGAGATGCATATTATATCGACAGAACAGTTATCCCAAACCAAATTGTATTTGATGTAGCTCCAATTTGGGATCAAGATTTTGGTGCCAAAAATATTGGCGAACCAACTGCTGTAGAAAAAATCGTTGGTATTGGAGTTGGAAATTACAAGAGACTGACTATCGATACTAATTTAGTTGATGGAACAAGAAGTGGACCATTCTTAATTCTAGACTTAGAAGATTTAACTGTAGAAAATATCGAAGAGCCAGACTACATGTTTGTGTTTATAGATGGAGTTTTACAGAGAGAAAACTATTCTTATACAGTTTCTGGTCCAAATATTTACTTCACAACCCCACTCGTAAAAGAGAATAAGGTAGATATTAGATATCTCTATGGAAGAGATGTCGGACAAATACTAAGAGTTTATGATTTCCAACCAGATGGTTTCTATGCAAAATCAATAATTTCACTCGAAGTTGCATCTGGACTATCAGATTTCTTATCATACAAATGGATTGGCGGAGACTTTGGAAGACCAATTCATGTGTTCCAGTTCAATCAAGATGGAACGTTCAACATGATTGGAAGTGGTAGAAACTTTAGATCTTCTGGAAGCACTCTAATTTTCGAATGTTTTGGCAATAAGAGTGAAATAATCCCGAATACTGATGTGTACTTTGCTCTATCTGGAAAGTATACCACTGTTAATACATCGGTTTCAATAACAACTGGTATTATTGACTATGAAACTGATGAAGATGGAAAGACAATACTTGAAAATAATGAGTTCTGGAACGGAACGTTCTTTAAGTGGAGATATAGAAATCCATTCATTAACATCTCGGATGGAGATCAAATTAGAGTAGAGGGTCAAGACAAATTCAGAAGAATTAAACAAATCCCAAGAAAAGCAACAACAAAAGAAGAAAGACCACAAAATCAAGTATCTAGCACTTACTACTCTGCGGTAGAAATTGAGAGATATAATGGAATTAGTCGTGGAGAAGGTCTGAGTGTTGTCGCAATTATAGAGAATGGTGTTGTTGTTGACTTAGAGTGGAATCAACGTAGCTACAATCCAATAACACAGCCAACTGCATACCAATATTTCACTCCACCAGTATTACATTTTATTCCAAAAGATGGTAATGGTGGCGGAGCAAGAGCAAATGTTCTTGTAAGCAAAGGACAAGTAATTAGTGTTGATCTTATTGATGGTGGATCTGGATATACAGAAGCACCACAAGTCATTGTGGCAAGAAGATATGATGTAATTGAAGATCGTGATATTGGTGTTTCTGTTATCAACGCTGGATTGAATTTAGAAATCAATCAATTTAATATGGTTTCCAGTTCTACTATTGGTGTTATTATAGGAAATCAAGTTCCTGGAATTAATACGTTTATATCAACTATATTTGATAGTCCTATAGATTCTGATAGAGTTATTACATCTATAGTTGAATTAATTCGTGAAAATAATAATCTTGAACTAGTTGGTAGAGAATTCCTCAATACAACAATCCCAGAATTAGATGAAATTCAAGTTCTGGATGTTTTCTTAAATACTCCAGAATATATTTCTATTATTTCTGGAAGAGTAGAGGATGTAATTTCTACTTCTATTGTTACAACTGGAAGACAAATTACAACATCTGTAAGCCATGAAATTGATAATACCGCACTATCAAATATCAATTACTATGAAACTGGTGCTTATATTGAAGTTGATCTTGATATTACTGATAATATCATTTACATTCCAGATACCTCTAAGTTCAAGACAAATGGTTACTTACTAGTTGGCAATGAGATTGTAAGATACTACAGAAAGCTCACGGATCGTTTCTTGAGCGTTCAAAGAGGTCAAACCAATACTACAGCACAATTCTGGCCAGCAGGAACCTTCCTGCGTCAAATCCCAGATCCAGTATCTGTAGCATTTGGTGGAGTATCTATAATTGAGTCTGATAGTGTAGCAGTTACAATGACTGTTGTTGGTGCTGCTGATATTAGTCTTTCTGGAAGAGAGAATAGACTTCAAATTTTAACTAATGCTTCTATTACTACTGTCAATAGAGAAAATGTAGAAATTGTACAGATTCCATTCTCTGTAGATTCTGTAATTGATACTAATTTTGAAAAAGTTACTAAGTTTGAAAAACCTTTTGATATAATTCCATCTGCTTCGCTGATACAAGGTGAAACTAGAGTTGTAGCAACTTTACAAACAGTAACTTCGGATGCTTCTATTACTACTGTCAATAGAGAAAATGTAGAAATTGTACAGATTCCATTCTCTGTAGATTCTGTAATTGATACTAATTTTGAAAAAGTTACTAAGTTTGAAAAACCTTTTGATATAATTCCATCTGCTTCGCTGATACAAGGTGAAACTAGAGTTGTAGCAACTTTACAAACAGTAACTTCGGAATTTACTATTCAAAGAGAAAAATTAGAAGTTCTCATTATTCCACCACTATCTGGTGTTATTGATAGATATGTTATTGATAGATATAATGAACGTGGAGACACTGTTTACATCGCCGATCAAGTTCAGACAAGATTGAATGGATTTGTTGATCTCTTAGATGATTACGGAGTAGTTCAGAGAAGTGGCGATATTATTTTTGTAGAGAACCCTATCTTTCCTAAAGATCTAGAATACATTGGAAATTATACTATAGGCAATGTTGGACATACCATTTCTCACTTTGACGGTATTTTTGATGATGGTTTTGCTAATGTATCTGGTATTTCTATACTAGAGCTCTCTACTTATTATCCATATCTAACAATTAGAGACTTTGCTGAAAGAGGAAATTCCAGTTATACTCTTTATGGTGATAATTTCATATTGATGCCACCATCTATTCAAAATCCAGTTACTATTACTTCTTCTTCTGGAACTATTGGGTCTTCTATTGTAGTACAAAGCACAGAATACTTCCCAGATTCTGGATATGTATTTACTTCTGGTGGAACTTTAATTCAGTATACAAGTAAAACAGCAACAACTTTTGATGGATGTTCTCTAGTTAATGGAGCAGATTCCATAACAAGTGGTCAGGAATTGATACCATATTCAATTTCATAAATAACTGTATAAATATAAATAATTCAGGCACAAACATCGTCGGAAAAAACAAATGGCTGCTATTATCTCTGATAAGTTTAGAATTTTTAATGCGAAGCAATTCTTAGAATCGCTAACTGAAGGTGCTACCGATACTAGCGCTGAACGTTCAAGAATGTATTTCTTTGTGGGGCGCCCCCAACCATGGAGAGCGTACTTAGAAGTATATTCTAAGGGTTCAACCGACTTTACGGTTGGTAACGAAGTTTTTGTTGGCACATACGGATCTACGGCATTCCGTGCTACAGTTGCCGCAGTTTATGATAGTGCCCTTCTTCTGACCGAAGTTTTTGGAACAAACGGAATTAACTCCGTACCTGGAACTGGCAGCACTCTACTAGAAACAGCAGATGGTGGAGCAACTACAACTTCTGCTACAGCGAAGACTGGAGTTTATCGCTATTCAACAGAAGAAATTCCACCACTTCCTCTAGATAACCAGAGAGAAAAAATTAATATCTATGACGAAATTATTGCTGCTAAGCGTATTACAGATTCATACGCAAGAACAGTAATTCGTCGTTACAACTGGGATCTAGTAGCGAATCCCAAGTTCGATATGTGGAAACCTGACTATTCTGCTACTCCTGGTGGCGGTGGTCAAATTGGCAAGCAAAGCGCAACTGGTCAAGAGTCAATTTCCACATCAAAATTCTATGTAATGAATTCAAATTATGAGGTATTTAAGTGCCTCTACAATGGAGAAACTCCAGCGACTGGCGTAGGAGCATCAAACGCAACAGAAGAGCCCATAACGACTGGAGCAAATTATGATGCTGTAACTGGACTCTACACAGAGACAACAGGAGCTGGTTATATTTGGAAGTACATGTACACAATTTCTACAGATGATGTTCTGAAGTTCTTGTCTGCAGACTTCATGCCAATCGTTCTTCCTTCTAACGTATCAAGAACTAATGTAGAAGCACTAGCAGTTCCTGGCGCTATTGATATTGTTTTAATTGAAGACGCTGGATTAAATCTACCTGCTTCACAGACTCTCTACACTTCAATTAAGGGAGATGGAACTGGTGGAGTAATTGAACTAACTACAAATGGTTCTGGAACAATCACAACAGCTTCTGTTGCTGCTCGTGGTCAAGATTACACATATGCTAATGTTCTACTAGGAAATGGCAATCTATTCAGTGATCAAGGACTCACCGTTGGAGTAGCAACCGCTCCTAGTGCTACTGGTGCTCTTGAAGTTGTAATGCCACCTCAAGGTGGACATGGTTCCGATCATGAGACAGAACTAAATGGTAAGCGCGTTATGACAAATATTCGCCTCACATACGCAGAAGGTTCTGGAGACTTCCCAGTTGATAATGATTTCCGCAGAATCGGTATTATCAAAGATCCATACAACTACGGAACTACTACTTTTGCTACTTCAGATACTTTAAGTGGTCTAAAATCAGTTAAAATTACTGGTGCTACTGCGGACTTTATTTCAGATGAAACTATTTCACAGACAGTAACTGGTGGAACAGCATACGGCACTGTAGTTTCCTGGACTCTTGATGAGGGTTCAACAACTGCTGGTGTTCTTAAGTATATTCAAACAGTCGATGCTCACACAGATAGTGGCGTTGTAAGAGACTTTGAAAGCAACGGTGTAAATGCTGTTTCTGGTAACCTATCCGCTGCTTCAGGAAATGTGGATACTGGATACGCAGGAACACTTCTCGGTTCAACTTTCGCTGCTGGTCTAGCAAATCCCGAGATTGAGAATAACTCAGGTGACGTTATCTACCTAGAAAATCGCCGTCTAATCACTCGTGCTCCTGACCAGATTGAAGATATCAAACTAGTTATTGAATTCTGATTTAAATCAAACGTCAAAATCCCCCGATTAATCGGG